CGTACCGCTACGACAATGCTGTGTTGCAGTACTAATGCGACTGGGTTGTACGACTTCAAGAGACGTCGTACGATCTGTCCATGGGTACGTCGTACGCATCGATTTCCTGTCCATTCGCACCGTGCGATTTCTGTTGTAAGCAGGAGGCACGGTTCCTCGACCACCTGACCGACATCCACGGTGTCGCTGATCACGAGGCATGCTACATCGAGCATGTTCTCGGTGGTCTGACACCGACGTGCGCGTGTTCCGTTGATTGTACGAAATTAGTCAAGTGGGGTGGGTGGAAGAAGGGACACGTGTCACGCTTCGCGCGTGGGCATAATGCTCGGCTCGACAGCGTGTACTTGGATCCGACACGTCAGGCCGACTTTGCCCAGAAGCGTGCTGATGGACACGCTTCTGGACGTCTGCACATTTGGAATGCGGGTCTGAAAAAGGAGTCCGATTCACGCGTTGCCGAGATGGCACAAAAGACGTCAGCGGCTCTCACATCACTGTACGAGTCTGGTCATGTATCGTGGCAGACGGGTCTGACGAAAGAGACCGATGATCGCCTACGAAGATCGTCTGAAACTCATAAAGCACGATATGCGTCTGGTGAGATCACGTCATGGAACATTGGTCTGACCAAAGAGACGGATGAACGGGTGTATGCGGCCGCGACGAAGATTGCTGCCGTGTATGAACACCGCGAAGCTGGGCGGCGAATCAAGTGTGATGATCTCGCAGCACGAATTGCCAAATACGGTGACACGTTTGAGCTCGTGTCAGATCAGGCAGATTATAGACGTCGACGTGTCGATCGGCTGACGTTTCGATGTCGAGCATGCGGTCGAACACAGCAGAAAAGCCTAGCAATGCTCGAAGAGACGCCGGTCTGTTTCTTCTGCCATCCCAAGGAATCACGGGGTCAGTTGGAGTTGTTCGAGTTCGTCAAGGCGCTCGTGCCTGACGCTGTCTTGTCGGATCGGAGTGTGATCTCTCCGATGGAGCTCGACGTCTGGGTGCCCTCGAAGAAGCTGGGAATCGAGTTCGATGGATTGTACTGGCACAGCGAGCTCTTCGTCGAAGACGATCATCAGGCTCGAAAGCTGACCAGAGCGAACCAGGTCGGGATCACACTCTTCAGGGTCTTCGAGGACGAATGGCGCAATCGACGAGGCATCATCGAAGGGATGCTGCGGCATAGGTTGGGCCTTGTCGACCGCAGGATCGGCGCCCGCGAGTGTAAGATCGTCGAGTTGACGCCTCGTGCACGCCGTGAATTTTTCGAGGCCAACCATCTCGATGGAGATGCCCGCGCACGGAAGGCGTGGGGTCTCATGCACGGAGACGAGCTTGTCGCTGCGCTGTCTGTGCGACGTCCATTTCACGCCGTGTATGCCGGATTTGCTGAGGTGTCAAGGTTCGCATGCCGGTCAGGCGTGAGCGTGTCTGGTGCACTCTCTCGGCTGGCTCGACACGTGCGGCACGAAGAAAACGTTCGGCTCATGACGTACGTTGATGGACGAATCGGGAATGGGCATGCGTATGAAGCTGCAGGTTTCATCAGGATCTCAGAGACGCCACCTCGGTTCTGGTGGACTGATTTTGTGAGCAGGATCGACAGGTTTGCAGTCCGTGCCGACAAGGAACATGGGATCACACAGGTCCAGGCAGCGGAGGCAGCGGGTGTGGTGCGAATCTTCGGTTGCCCAAACGCTGTGTTCGTGCTCGAGTGATCGCAGAGGCCGTGATGCAGTACCACGTCGACCGCGATGTCACCGGGATCGTCCTGTGCGAGGCATGTCATACGAGAGAACACACGCTTGAAGTATGTTCATAGTTACTCAACATGGATAGTCAACACAGCCTGCGTCATCTGATCAGACGAACACTGCTCGAAATAAACGGAGTTGGGTTGCCGTCGGCTCAAGACGCTGCGAATGAGTTCATCAGCGCGTTGTCTTCAGACGTTGAGCATGATGAAGAGAAGAGCGACGTGAGTGCTCGTCTGGTAGACGAGTTGGGAATTGACGCAGATTCTCAGTGTCGCGTTTATGTCAGACGTCGACTCACACGGACGAAGAAGGGCAGTGACTTGGTCGACATCGAACAGTCTCTGTTGGACGATATCCAGCAGATCATGGTTGATTCGTTGGGTTACGCAGAGCGCCGTACATCACCTGGTTTTGGTCGATACACACGTGGTAGACCGGGTCGCGGAAAGGCGATCGTTGCTGGCGTCGGACCACACAGACACGATGGGCCGCACTCGAGGTATGCTGTTCTTGAGGTTGCATTCGTACGTGAGTAATAGTTACTCGACATGAAGATCACACGCAGTCAGCTCAGCCGGATCATCCGCGAGGAAGCAAGGCGTCTTGTCGAGGGCGGCACAGCACGAGCCATCGATCGTGCTGTGACATCCCTTGAGGCATCTCACAGCGCGCTGCTCGAGCTCCTCGACACGGTCACTGACAATGAAGTCGAAATGAATGCTGCAGACGACGATTCGATCCTTGCGCAGCACGTCCAGGGCGGCATCAGCGACATCGGTGAACTGATCGAACTATTGCGCCAGTCGGCAGACGACGCCAACGAGGGTTGACCATGAAGATCACACGCAGCCAGCTCGGCCAGATCATCCGCGAAGAAGCAGAGCACCTTGCAGAGGCAGGTAGCCGCTCAACAAGCTCAAGAGTCCAGGGCTCGCTGTCCAGCGTGCGAACAAGAAGCGTGATGCAGCTGCACAGTCGTCTGGTCGTCCCAGAGGACCCGCACACGGAATGAAGGGCCCTGGACGCTCCAGAGTGCCGCGTTCGATGGGCGGCACCAAGGGATCACCCGGCGTCTTCGAGCAATCACCCGAGCACGATGAACTTGTCGAGCTGATCTTGACTGCAGCAAGGCGCTTCAGGATCACGCCGCAGCAAGCGTGTGACATCCTGAAGGGGGTCTTCGACGAAGACGACCTCGGTCGCTGACGTTCGAAGCGCAGTGTAGACCTGTCCTCCTGAGTGTGTATGGTCGTATTCGACCGGATCGTCGTTCACGGTCCGCACGAGAGGAGAGTACGAGCATGTCGAGTGAGAGTGATCTTCCCGTCGGGAGGATCGTCGCAGGTCTGTGCGGTCTGTGCGCTGCGGTCATTGGAGTCGCCACCGTGAGCCTGAGCTGGCGGGCGTGCACTGCACCGGTCGAGGGCGGGGTGGGCGTGATCGAACGCACGTTCGATTCCGACAACATGGTGTACAACTACGAGTACTTCCACCGGACCGCAGGCGAGATCAGGGCACAGGACGCACAGGTCAAGTCCGCACAGACGGCGGCGGATGTGCACGATGCGTCCCTGCCCAAGGACCGGGCCGCGTGGGACAGGGACGACCGTCAGGAGTCCATCAGGCTTCACACGATCGTGACGGGCCTCGTCAACGACCGTGCCCGACGGGTCGAGGAGTACAACGCGCACGCGAGGATGGCGAACCGCTCGATCTTCCGGTCGGACGACCCGTCCACCCCGGCACACATGGAGTGACCAAGCGAGCCACAGGACACGACACAGGACAATTCAACGAAACAGGAGTGATGACACACATGACCAAGTTTACGAAGAAGATGATGACGTTGGTTGCGTGCCTGAGCCTGTTCGGGGCAGGTTGCACGGACCCCCCCAATACCGGCAAGTCGACCGTGCAGGAGATGGAACAGACCGAGGTCAACCAGACCCGCCTCATCAAGGCTGTGCCGCCTCCTCGGCTCGACACCAGCCTCGAGCGCAAGAACCTGGTCCGGCGCCTGGAGCACCTCAATCGTGAGGGACAGACGAGCTACGTGTACCTCATCAGCTACGGCAAGGTGATGGCATTCTATACCGTGAGCGGGAAGGTGAGCTCCCTCAACTCCCTCCTCACGACCCCCGAGCAGATCGTCACTGTGAATGGATCGAGCGCGGGTGGGTACCATCAGCACGTGCTCCCGTCGCCCGACTTCGATGGGTCGTACGGGAAGAACGATGATGGCGTTTTCTTCTTCACGACCGAGGGCGCGTACGTCGAGTGGCACGGGGACTACCTGTGGGCAGACCAGCCCCTCAAGATCACACAGTCCCCAGAGCTCGTGCTCGACATCACGCCGAAGGCACCCGGCGGTGCTGCTCCCACTCCGGGTGCCGCACCGTCCAACCTGCCGTTCCCGACTCTCCGCGGGAAGTGATCACGACGTCCCGATGTGGACCTGCGGGATCACATCACGGTTCGACCACTGGTATTGCGGGCCTACCACGATCTTGAGCTTCTTGCCAGCATGGTCGACACGAGTGAACTCGGCGCTGCCTCCGCCCTTGATCCCATTCCAGCCTGCCGTGTAACCGAGTTCCTCGGTGAGCATGTTGGCGATCGAATCGATGATCTGCTCGATCTGATCCCACCATTCCTGCCCACGCGCACGGAATTTACCACGCACATCGTCTGATTCGACGGTCATGCCGAACTCTGCGCGTGACACCATCCGCAGGTCAGGCGGCAGCATCCCTTCGATCTCGTCGATCTGCCCTTCAGGTTCAGACGCCAACGGTACACGGTCATTGTCGATTTCTTCTATGATCGTGTGCCTGATGACAGTCCTGAGCGCCGAGAGTCTGTGCATGCCACTACATATGCATACTTCGGCGTGAGAGATGGGCCCGTTTACGTCAGTCCAGCGCACGCCTAGAATTGATCCACACAGGAGATGTCGATGGCTGACGAAATGACGACGAACACCAGGGAACAGCGCAACTCGGTCTTCGGGGGCGCAGGCGGACCGCCGATGCCAAGTGGACCGGCACCTGTCAGCGCAGCAGAACAGCTGCGCATCGACTTCGGGATGGAACTCCCGGCGGCCACCATTCCGCTTCCATCGTCCGGTCTTGCGTACCCGAAGGGGCACCCGCTCCACGGCGTGGACACGGTCGAGATCAGGGGCATGACCGCGCGTGAGGAGGACATCCTCACGAACCGCGCGCTCCTGAAGCGCGGCACTGTGATCACGGAGCTCATCAGGTCATGCCTGGTCGATCAACGGATCGATCCGAGCACCCTCTTGAACGGTGACCGAAATGCGCTCGTGGTCGCGATCAGGATCACTGGATACGGCCAGGAATATGAGGCCGAGATCGAGTGCTCCGAGTGCGGTGCGAAGACCAACCAGACGTTCGACCTCGCCGAGCTCCCGCTCCGGCGTCTCACGGTCCCGCCCGTTGCTGAGGGCCAGAACCTGTTCGAGTTCCTGCTCCCGTTCAGCAAGAAGCGGGTCAAGTTCAGGTTCCTGACGGGCCAAGACGAGGAAGAGATGACGGCGACCCAGGAGAAGCAGCGGAAGCTGTCCCTCACGGCCGGTGCGTCTGGTGAGGCGACCGTGACGACCAACCTGCTACACTCGATCGTCGCAATCGACAACGTGACTGACAGGCAGAAGCTGGCGGGCTTCGTCCGGTCCGTCATGCCTGCTCGGGATTCTCTCGCCCTGCGGACCTTCATTCGTGAGAGCGAACCCGGCATCGTGATGCGGCAGGAGGTCTCGTGCGGACAGTGCGGCCGGGCATCAAATTTCTTTGGCCTCACGCCGGATGATCAGGAGCAGCTGCTCCTGGAGCCCATCTTCCTGCTGATCTACTACGGCGGATTCTCGTACAGGGAGGCATACAACCTCCCCGTGTACAAGAAGCGATGGTTCATCGAACGGATCAGCAAAGAGCTGCAGAAGACGTCGGACGATGGGGCAACCGCGACTCGGGGTCTACACGGCAACACACCTGACGTAAGGGCCGCGCAGGGTAGACAGCGTGCGCAGGTGCCTGCGAAGCTCCGGCGGTTCACGTGACACGGTCCTAGTTACTACCATGCCGCGTCAACGCTTGGATGAACTTCACCTGAATCTGCTAGGCAAGATCTTCTTTGCCTCGGTCGCCGCGTGGATCGTGGGTCGTTCGACCCACGTTAAGGTCCGTGGTACACCCGAAGAGGTACGCGCGGTCTCGAATGCGATGATGGCGTCTCGTCGGTTCCAGGATGAGATGTCACGTGACGGTGCTTCTGTCGAATCCGTGATGCAGAAGCTGGGCCTTAAGCAGGCGAGCGCGCAGGAGTTCGAACGTGTCCTTGGTGTGCCGTGGCCGTTGTGAGGGTGTGCAGATGAAGATCTCAGGTCGACAGCTCAGGCGCATCATCCGTGAGGAGGCGTCACGTCTCGTGCGTGAGACGCTCGACGAGGTGCCAGCTGAGTTCGCGGCTGGCGACGTCATCGAGGATGGTGAGCTGACGCGCATGGACGAAGTCGACGAGTTCGATGACATCAAGACACCGGAAGAGCGCATGGCCGAGAAGATGGCTGCAAACCCAGAGATCACGGCAGCCTTTGACGCTGTCACCGACCGTGAATCACTGATGAAGACCAAGCGTGCCTGGCTCAAGAAGCTCGACAAGGACGAGGTTCCGAATGCCGCGAAACTGTATGGGCTGCTCGATGCCCTTTACACTCGTGCACGTGAACGTGTGATCGCCCAGCACGGTGAGGGCATGTTCCAACGAGCGCCGAAGGATCAGGCGACCGCCGCGAAGGATGCTCGTGCTGACAGGATCCTCAGGGTGCGCGACTCTTCAGGCCGCGCCCGCGCCCGGAAGTTCTGAGCGGTAGTTCATCGAGTGGCCACCATGCAGGTGGTGTGGTCCGCGGGGCCCAACGCGCAAACCTCGATTTTTCAGCGATGTAGAATGCCCTGTACGACGTGATGACGTCGTCACACTGCCACTCCAGCGGCATCGCCATCACGAACTGAGTGTGATCTCGCCAGTCGGCGGGCACCAACTGCGGACCGATCACATCCAACACGCTTGCGGTCTTGTGACGGCGTCCGTAGCGGCGAGTGTATTCGTCGCTGAGGCTGCGTGCGTGTGCGAAGAGCCATGCAGCATTCGCAGGCGACGTACGCACCCAACGGTTGCACGGATGGTTTGCGTGCGTCGCCTTGTAGGGCTGCTGTACCGTCGGATGTGCTTGTCGCAATGCCGTGCATAGCATCTGCGCTGACTCGACGATCATCTTCACGACGTGCTTGTTGCACTGGTCGATCGCTGCTTGCCATGGATCTTCATCCAACACGAAGATGTTCACTTCATGATCTTACCACGACGACAGCTGTGGGCAACACGCTCTACATGCGGTCTGGTGCGACGTCGCGCTCCTTGTCTCGTTTGAGACTCGACAACGTCGTCACGCTCATCGGCGATGCCGACCGTCATCTCCGGTGGATCGACCACAGGCTCGCCGAACCGTTCTCTGATGATTTTCTCCAAGCGCTCAGTGATCCGTTCGGTTGACATCACACAATACGTATCCTCATGGATGTATCGCTGCGTATGCTGCGGGCTCTGATCAGGGAGAGCATCATCTCTCTGTCCGAGGCTGACAGCGAGATCTGGGTCAAGGGACACTGGCAGGCACGCGGCAAGCGTGAACCACCCTCTGCTGTCACGACGACGAAGCTTGATGACCTGATCCCGCACGTGCTCGCTGGCATCGAGAAACAGGCCGAGCGCGGTCTGAGTCCTGCCAAGCGCAAGACTCTGCACCACAAGCTCAAGAAGCATGTCAAGGGTGCGATCGAGAACTTCAAAGATGTCGTGATCGATTCAAAGCGTGCTGACGAGAAAGAAGAGTGATGCCATGCTGATCACGCTCGGTCGTCTGCGGCAGATCATTAGCGAGACATCAGCACAACCACGACCTCCGAGCGGGTTCATTAGCGCCGTGCAGTCGAGTGTGGTCGATCGCCTCCGCGCTGATCCAGATTTCGCAAGCATGAAGGTCGACAAAGCGTACTGGCGCGGTGACCATGCCGCTGTCAGGATCTTTCCAACAGGCGCATTCGAAGGTGTTGTCTACAACATTTATCCGCCACAGGCAAACGGTCAGTGTGTGGTCGAAGTCTCGTCTGCATATGATGAAGGCAAACAGGGTGTGCACTTCAAGGCGACCATGACTAGACTCATGCGTGCGATCAGGCAACACTTCGTCAGCCACATGATTGAACACGACGTTTGACCTCGTCCGATGTGACTCGACACCTACGTACCTGACGCGATGGCCAACGAGAAGCAAACACTGTCAGATCAGCTCGACCTGACCCGCAAGCTTGCCGCTCTCACGGCCACCGTCGCTGCCAACGTCGCGAAGACGACGGGCGCATACGAGTCGCAGACCGACAAGGTCAGGCAGCTGACTGAGACCGTCGGCGCGATCAGCACGGACGACGCGCAGAAGCAGTTCCAGTCGCTCGAGGGTGCGATCAAGCGTTCGTTGGGCACGGCTGACGATGCCCTGCGCAAGACGGCAAGCACGACAGGAGATTTCCAGAAGCGTCTGGTCGGCCTGGGTCAACAGCTCGACAAGAAGTTCCCGCGGTCTGCAGCCGCAGCGGTGGGAGCGCTGTCAGGTCTCGTCCAGGGCATCAAGAACGTCGTCGCCATCGGTCGTGCATCGGGTTCGATGTTCACTGGCATGCTGGGATGGATCACTGATGTCAGCGCAGCCATCATTGCGATCCCGTTCAAGGTGTTCCAAGGCCTGCTCAACATGGCCCAGAACGTGGGCGGGATGGATGAGCTCCGGCAGGCGATCGAGAACATCAGAAAGGAGTTCGGGTCGCTACGGGGTCCGGCTGCGAGCACCATCATCGACGTCTCAAAGTCGATGAAGAACTTTTCGCAGACCGGTCTGTCGACCTTCCACGTGTTCGGCATGCTGCACGAGCGGCTCAACCTGATCCGCGAGCTCGCGGTCGCGATGGGTCCTGCATTCAACCTGCTCGAGGGCGAGTTCAGGGACAACGGCGGTGCCCTGCTCGCGTACCAGAAGGGTCTGGGACTGTCGAATGAGCTGATGCGTGACATGGCATCGTATGCGATCTCGACGGGTCAGCGCCTGGGCACGTTCCTCAAGGAGAACACCAAGTACGCCCTCGCACTCGGCAAGGCATTCAGCATCGATTCAAAGCTGATCTCACGCGACATGGGCAAGGCCTTCGCTGACGTCAAGCACTTCGCAGGTGCGACTGTCAAGGAGATCGCGCAGGCATCCGTGTACGCACGGAAGCTGGGTGTCGAGCTCGAGAAGATCACAGGCACCTTGGACGCGTTCGAGACCTTCGATTCTGCGGCTGAGAACGCAGCGAAACTGGGCCAATCGTTCGGTGTCATGGTCGACTCGTTCGAGCTCATGAACGCGCAGGACCCAGCGACCCAGGTCGAACTGCTCAGGAAGCAGCTCGCCGGCGCCGGCGTCGACACTGCAAACATGACGAGGCAGCAGTTGAAACTGCTGTCGCAGACGACAGGTCTCGATGAGGCGACCGCGAAGATGGTGTTCTCCCTGAAGAACCAGGGGACGTCCCTTACTGACATCAAGAAGAAGAGCGGTGAAGTCGAGCAGAAGCAGCTGACGCAGGCCGAGGCGATGGCCAAGCTGTCGGACGCGATCGAGCGCCTGGTCCGCAGCGGTCAGGCCATGCAGGGCGGCTTCTTCGACATGTTCATCAAGGGCTTCCTTGGTGGTGTCCAGGGCTCACGTGAGTTCTGGCAGATCATGATGAACATCAGGATCGCTCTCCACACGGTCTACATGGAGGGTGTCAAGCTCGGCCGGACGTTCGTCCAGATCTTTCCCGGTGTCAAGGACTTTCTCGGTGGTCTCGCCGACTTCTTCAAGCCTGCGAAGTTCAGGGGCCTCGCAAAGGACGTCAGGATCACGTTCGAGGAGTTCTTCAGGGACCTGACGGCACCTGACGGCAAGGCATCGTTCGAGGGCCTGATGCGCAGGCTCCGGAAGAGCTTCTTCGACTTCTTCGACAAAGAATCTCCCGCTGGACGACGCCTCCTGGGCGGGTTCGAGAAGATCACGACAGCGATCGGAAAGGCAATCGCAGGCGGGATCGGGTGGATCGCTGACCAAGTCACCGACGGCATGCGGATCGTGATCGATCTCCTGTCGGGCAAGGTCGCGCTTCCTGGCGTGGGTGGCATCGCAGGCGAGGGGGCTGGGTTCGTGGGCCGTTTCATTGGACCCATCGTCACCGCTCTCACTGATGCGTGGCCGAAGTTCTCTGCTGCGGCGGTCGACCTGTTGCGGCTCTTGGGCAAGCGCGTCGTCGCATTCTTGGGTTCCAGCGAGTTCATGTCTGTGGTCAAGCCTGCATGGCCCATCCTTGCAGGCGTCCTTTTCGGACCCGCACTGGGTAGGGCCCTGATCGCAGCAGGCACGCAGACCCTCGTCGGATCCGCTGCGCAGACGTTCGCGAGCGGCGGCACGAAGAAGCTGCTCGAGCAGATCGCACGACAGACAGCAGGCGTCAACTCTGCCGCTGCCAGGGTGCCGCAGGGTGCAACTGCGACGACAGGCGCTGATGTGTTGAACACGGCCGGCGCACAGACCAAGGCTGCTGGCGGCGCGATCCAGGCCAGCTCTGGGTGGGGCGTCCAAGACGCTGTCAAGCTGGGCCTGAAGCTCATCGCGATCGCAGGCGCGATCGCGGTGGGCGGTGTCATGCTCGCCTACAGCATCAAGAAGATCATCGATGTCCTAGGAGATGTCGATATCAGGCGCGCGACAGCTGCGATGATCTCGATGGGTGAGATGGTGCTGGTCACCGTCCCATTGCTCGCCGCGATCAAGATCGCGCAGCGGATCGGAAAGCCGTCTGAGGTGCTCAAGGGCGGCGTCGTGATCGGCTTGTTGGCAGGCCTGATGGGCGGCGTCTCCTACCTCGTGAGCAAGACGCTCGACGGCATCGCACCAGAACAGCTCAGAGCATCGGGCGACATCATGCTCAGGATGACGGGCGTGTTCCTTGGGATGGTGCCGCTGCTGCTTGCATCCGTCGCGATCGGCGCGCTCGTGACAGGTCCGCACGGTCTGATCATCGGTGCCCTCGCAGCAGGTGGGTTCTCAGTCATCTCGTCAGCTGTTGGCTCGATGGCGTCAGTGACGTCAGAGGTCGTGAAGACCATCGCAGCTCTCAAGATCGATGCGAGCTTCCAGGCAAAATCGGATGCGTTCCTCGGCATCCTCAGGACGCTCCAGTCGTTCGCTGACACGTTCGTGAAGCTTGCTGAGATCGCTAAGCCCACGTTCCTCGAAATGATCACAGGGTCTGGACCGTCGTTCGTCGACAACATCGACAGCATCACACGGCTGGTCGAGACCATGGTCAAAGGACAGGACGGCCACGGTGGTCTGCTCGGCATCATGGATGTCGTAAAGAACATCGTCGTGAAGCTCGCCGCTCTGCCTGCTCAGAGCATCGAAGGCGCGAAGGTGTTCGGTGAGACGATGGCAGGGCTCGCAGGCATGCTCTCTGCGATCACGCCACCGCCTGAGTACTACACAGCTTCGACCGACTTCATCCAGCAGATGTCGGGTGGGGATCAGTTCCAGCAGATCGCGACAGACGTCGCGTACTACGCAGGGCTGATGACGGGCCACATCGGCAAGGTGGTCGATGTCGTCAAGGGCCTGGTGCTGGAGTTCAGCAAGATCGACATCCCGAAGGAGCGCCTGGCAGGAGTCCAGGCCGCGTCATCGGTCCTCGGTGCAGTGTCAACCCTGATCAGAGCAGCGATGCCGGGTCCCGACGTCATGAAGATGTTCGTGGAGACCGCTCGGGGCACGCAGCACATGTTTGGCGGTGCTGAGTCAGAGATCAAGAAGTTCGACTCAGAAGGTTTTGTGAACCTGACGAGCGTCTTGCTCGGCAAGATCAAGGACCTGCTGCCCATCATCACGGGCACTGTCATCAAAGACATCATCTCAGCGTCTGCGAGCTTGAATCCGGGCGACGTCGATCGCTTCAAGTCCGTGTCGACCGCGTTCGGGCTCGTCACAGGCCTAGTGGGCAGCCTTGCCGAGATCTCGAAGACGTCTGGCAGCTCGAACATCACGACCGTCGACAAGGGAGTCGTGACCACGATCGCGACATCCGCGGCCGGTCTGGGTGGCATGCTGTCGCAACTGGGGGATGCATTCCCGGCCCTCATCACAGGCGTCGCGAAGGTGATCGGTCAGGCCCCCAACTCGAGGGACTTCGCGGCTCGGCTCGAGGCGACCCGGGGCATCATGACCGTGTTGGCCGAGGTGCCCAAGCTCGCGCAGGCCATGCAGGCGATCACGCAGGCCGAGGGGCCTGCCCTGCCTGGTCCCAGGTTGGATGCGATCGTGACTGACCTCACCGCGTACGGTGGATTCCTGTCGGCGGCCTCCAAGACCCTGGCCGTGGGCGGGATCGCGCCTGCTTTGAAAGCTGTGACCGACATGGTCAACGCCGCGAACAAGCTGGATGCTGCTCTGAGCGACGGCAACGTCGCCAAGCTCAACGTCGCCGCGAAGCTGTCGAACGTGGCGAAGGCAGTGGGCCTGGGCGGCAGTGCCAAGTACACGGTCACGAACAAGAACGTGGTGGTGCAGATCGACCTAACCGTGACCATGCGTGCTGACGAGGTCGAACGGGTCATCATCCAGCGCAAGTCGAGCGTCATCCGTGATCGGCTCAACAACGCCTCGTACGAGGGTTCGTCCAAGCCCACCCCCATCCCTGGTAACCCAAGCGCCCCCAGCCCAGCGCTGATCGATTGATGCCTGCCACCGTGTGGCAAGTTTTTGATACGTGATACGTAGAGATTACGCGAATCAGTGTCAAGCAGCTCCGTGGTGTGATCGGTGAGGAAGTCGGGCATCTCGTGCGCGAAATCGATGACGACAGCGATGACTGTCCCGAGTGCCAGGGCAGTGGAGACTGTCCTGAGTGCGATGAAGATGGCTCTGACGTCAACACGGGCGAAGAGTGCGACAACTGCGGTGGCACACACGAGTGTCCTAGCTGCATGGGCAGCGGTGAGGCCGATGACGACGGCCACGACACAGGCGAAGACGAGAGTGCGCTCGAAGACGAGGCAGCTGTCACACGTCTCGAAACTCTGGCAAGCTCGCTTGGATACAAGTTCGAGGCTCCGTACACGTGGGGCATCGACGACGACACTGGCGAAGAATTCGAGTCCGGGGCAGTCAGGTTCAATGCAGCTGTCACAGACGACTACGGTGATTGGGTCATCGGACTCGGCGGAGATGGCGAGTTGGTTCTTCACACGGTCGACGACGATATTTCGTTGACTTTTGACGAACTCGACGACCTGCTCACCAAAACGCAGGTCGTCGACCTGCTCGAAATGCCGACGGACGAAATCAACGGACTTCTTGGTCGTTGACGCCGTACCATGTCCTCCATGAGGACGCTGGGAAGCGCAGACGAACACATGGCCGTCGTACACGACATCGAAGACCCGGTCACACGCGAGAGCGCTGAAGCGTTCGTCGCTTCGATCGAGACAGCAGTCTCGGGTGTGCTCGCTCACGTCTCCCGAGCGAGCCAAGACCCTGATGCGATGGCACTGCTCATTCGTGAATTGAGCCTGCTGCGTAGTTAGTACGCATGGGTTCCTCTGTCCTTCTCACTGCATACGTTCGGGCTGTAATCGCTGAAGCCAACACATCTGGCTTTTCGATCAGTCATGAAGTGCCGTCAGCTCCTGAAGGCACGTACTATCGTGTGATTTTTGTTGACACCGTGAAAAATGACGTTGCTGACGCAAGTAACGGCAAATTTCACGTGTACACGGGACGACGTGGAAGACCCATGTACCCTGGTCAGCACACAACCCTTGAGCCATTCGTCGTCGTCGGTCCGCTTCGGACTGTCAACGGTCCAGAGGGCGTGATCAGGGCATACCCGGTCATGACACGAACCAGTTTCAAGCGTCACGGTGGACATGTAGAGGAGTTGCCACCCAGGGCAGCGTACCGCAATTGGCTCATTCCAAAGATCATCACACCAGACGATCCTGACGAAGTCCCTGGACTTTGGAGTTGATCGGTGCCCTTCAAGCTTAGCGACGGAAATGAGTACACGTACGACGTCGGCGTTCCCGATGCGCAGGGCGGCGCCCTACCCGCGGGTTCGAGCGGTACACCTCCCGTCTCAACGGAAGACACCACCGGAAAAGATCTTTCAAAACCCACAAAGTTGACCCTGTCACGGTTTTTGAGCGATTTGACGACGGGCAAACAGGGACCCGCACACCGCTCAAACTACTACCCGATCGATCACAACGGCACATATCCACCCGAGTCGACGGACGAGGTCGAGGGTTACCCGTCGCAGATCACGGACGCAACGAACACGTCACGGTTCACGCAGCGCCGGAATGATGACGGACTCCAGACCCTGAGCGACGACGTGAAACCGCTGGTCGAGGCAGGCTTCAGGAAGGGCGCGCGGTCGGACGCGAAGCTGAACGGCAACACGTTGTTGCGGACCCCGGGTGATGTCGTCGATGCGTACACGTCGAACGTGCTACGGCGCAACAGGTTCACGAACGCAACATACGATCTTGATCGAACTGTGCTCCCCGCGCTGGGTCTCGACGGTCTACCTCGACCCATGCGGTTTCACGCAGGCAAGCTTGAGTTCGCAGGCAACCTGACGTCGAACGTGACCGAGCTCAGCCCTGGTCGGCTCGCAACAGTGGGAGCGTCCCTGAGCGCCCGTGGGTCGCGAGAGCTCGCTTCAGGTGAGCCGGGCAATGATCCGAACGGACGCGCATCCACGGTCGCTGCGTTGATCCCGTCTGCTGCGCAGCTGGGTGTGGTCCGCGTCACTGATTCGATGCTTCGGGCACGAGACGTGATCAACGATCTCACCAAGAGCGAATCGAATGAGTCCCTGAACGTGGTCGACGCGTCGTGGGGTGCGCTCAACAACATCGCCGATCCGTACTCAGGCATCGCAGCCGTGGGCATGTACGCGCTCGCCCTGTCCCTGGGAGCCGGCATCGTGCTCCTGATCGACGGGCTGAGTGCGCTTCTGACGTCAGGCAAGTCCCCGACCAGAGCAGCGTCCAAGGACACTCTGGGTCGATATGCTCTGGGACGGTACACGCTGGAGCCCAGGGGCGATCCCAACATGACGCCGCCCATCCCGCTCGACCTCGGTGCGTTCTTTGGGATCCGGGGCACCGTGTATCCATTCATGAGCGCCCTCAAGGCAGGCACCAACGCGTTCTTTGGGATCGATGATGGGTCCCTGTCTGCCGCTGCTAAGTCGGCGCTCAAGGGTGCGCTCGGATCACCTGGATTCTACTCGGTCGTCGCTCGAACCATTCTGCGGTCTGGAATCTTGCTGGTCGACCAACTCAAGGCGATCGGCGGCACACCCATCGACGTCGTGAAGCAGGTGATCGGGCTGATCGACGTCGTTCGGTCGTCCCGCCTGATCGCTGCTTTGAACGTCTTCGCGCAGCTGGGGGATCAGATCCTGTCGCACGACGAAAAGATCTCTGACACGCAGGAAGGGAACGTGACTCGGACGTCGACCGTCGATTCATTCTCGGACGACACGGTGGCTGCGGTCTCGAAGAACAGGCTCAAGGATTCTCTGAAGCTCGCATGGGCGTCGAACAGGACTCCCACCTTGTACCTGATGCCCAAGGGACTAGACGCCGCGATGCTGCGTGGCGGTAACCTGGGTGGATTCAGGAGCGGTCTCGACGAGCTCGAGGATAAGTCACTCACTGAGCACTACACTCTATCTGCCGACGAGCAGAAGACAGGCGGTCCACGGATCCCGATCGAAGACTCGATGGCGCTGGAGCGGCAGCTGGACGCCGAATACGTCCCGTTCTACTTCAAGGACCTGCGCACGAACGAGATCATCTCGTTCCACGCGTTCCTTGCGTCGCTGAGCGACGACTACACGACGAGCTGGGAGGAGTCCGAGGGCTTCGGTCGCGTCGATCCTGTGAGCTCGTACAAGAACACGCGGCGGAAGATCGGACTGAGCTTCTACGTCGCGTCGACCAGTCCAGCTGACTTCGATGAGATGTGGGTGAAGATCAATAAGCTCGTCACCCTCGTTTATCCGCAGTATTCGGCCGGTAAGACCCTCACCACATCACCGGCAGGGGACTACAGGTTCACACAGCCATTCAGCCAGCTCATCTCGGCCAGCCCGATCATCCGGATCAGGCTGGGCGACTTGCTGCGGTCGAACTACACACGGTTCGCCCTTGCAAGACTGTTTGGACTGGGTGCTCCGGGTCTTCGGATCGATGGCACTGACATCACGTCGCGTGATAGACCAAACAATTACGCGTCGAAGCTCTCAGCTGCGAAGCGTGATCCAAGATACACGTTCCGACTCAAGCCCGGTGCATACTCACAGAGCGATGCGTCGATCAACGCATCACAGCTGTCAGGCGGACCCAAGCAGGCTCCTGTCATGGATCTGAGCGCCCTGAGTGAGTTCTTCGTCGCGAACTATGTGATGGATCATCCCAGCGGTGATGGTCGCGTCATCGTCAAGATGAGCATCCCAGACTCACTGTTCCAGCGGTTTCCAAAGATCTACGCTGGCATCGCCGCACAGCACGATGACGCAGACAGAAAGGCAATGCGGTACGTGGGCGGCAGCTACATCGTGCCTGCAGCTGCGATGGATCCGACAGACGAGACTCGCACAAAGATCCTGTCGGAGCTCGACCCAGGCGGCGACGCAGACGAGGGACCGCAGAAGCTCGCGGACTTCCTGAGTCCAGACAGCAACGCGATCGTGAGGTCGTTCAGGTCTGCTGGGGGCAAGGGCCTGGCAGGCAAGATCGACTCCATGAACTTCGACTGGTACGACAAGGTGACATGGGACACCGCACCCGGGCGCACCGCACCCGTCATGTGCAAGGTCACGATCACGTTCTCGCCGATCCACGACATCTCCCCTGGTCTCGACCATAACGGGATGAATAGAGGACCTATCTATCCAGTGGGCACATTCATGCGCGGTGGCGACGATGATTCTGATGGGAGGATCGCCTGATGCCGGCTGCGAGCAGGTACACGAGGGCACCCGTCCTGGGGTTCGGCGCACAGTTCGGCACGTCGCAGGCGACCAACGCCGTCAGGTCAGCCGTTAGGTCAGGCGTGATCCCGGTCAAGACCATCACGCTCAGCGGCATCGATCGCCTCGACACGATCGCGGGGTCTGTGTACGGCGACGGCAGGTACTGGTGGATCCTCGCAGCGGCAAGCGACATCGGGTGGGGCATGCAGCTGCCGGCAGGCACCGTGATCAAGATTCCGACACTCGGCGACGTGCTAAATCTCATTGGGTAAATTCGATGATGATCACTCTGAAAGACGTCAGACAGATGGTGCGGGAGGCGCTGCACACCAAGAAATGGCGTCCACGTATTCCAGGTCGCATACCACTAGGCACAAGCGTAGTCGTGCGTTATAGTAGCGATGGCACACGACGACACGGATGGATCGACGGACATACGACAGCGCAGCAGGGAGGTGGTGAACCTGGTTACTGGATTCAATTTGACGATGGTGAGATAAAGAAAAATGCATTTGATGAAGATGAAATCGTGAGTGCTTGGTTTGTCAGAGCGAGTGATTTTGCCAATCACAAGCCGTGGACATTCATCGAACTTGATGACGACGCCAATTACGGCGACAGGGTATCAATTGAGCGAGACGGAAAGTAATTGATGGCCGAAGATTTCAGCAGACTTGAGGGAATCTTTCGCATGCTCGGTCCTTCCGATCTGGCGGGGTCCGTGCGTTTCACGCGTGATAATTCGGTCGACCAGGGTCTCGCTGCAGTCCTGCTCGAGACCCTGCTTGCGACCGACGCCCGCGGGGTTCTGTCAGCAGCGAAGCTCAAGGAGCGTCTGGGCCAGCTCGTCCAAGGAGCGTCTGCCGACGTCAAGCAGCAATTCTTCGATCTGATCAGATTCTACAGCACAGTGGGTTACATCGACGGTACTCCACCTGAGCGCACTCGGTCCCGTGTGAATGGGGCGCAGATCGACACGACGACGATGGGCGACGTGATCGGACGAGGAGTGACCCTGCCGCCCGGCAAGGACGTCACGTTCATCCTGAGCGATTCACCCAGGATCACGCCGGCTGTCAGGGATGCGGGCAAGGTGGAGCTGTTCCTGGGCGGGATCCCGACGTTGACCATGTCCCGGTGCGTCCCATATCTCGATGTCGAATTCCAGTGCGATCGGCCCGTGAACTCGCAGCTCCAGACACCAGGTCTCCTCAAGTTCCTGCTCGGTGCACCCAAGATCGATGACATGTCAGCGCCTGATAGGGCGATGGTCGAGGCCCGCCGAGTCCAGCGTGATGGATCTGAGCTCGACTTCGCAGGAATGGAGATGTTCACGAGCCCTCAGACCCTTGTCAACATGGCGCCTGCGACCGCAGGCACCGATGGGATGCGATATTCACCCGTCGTCGATCCTATGCGACCGTTTGCGTCTCTGGAGTCCTTCGAGGTGTCAATCAAGCCCACCGTGGGCATGTACACGTACAAGACCGCGCGCATGACGCTTAAACTGCATGACAGATCACGCCTCGCTGAGATCAGCGACCTGATCAAGCCTGATGTGTTCACACGGACCACCGTGTGGGCCACGTACGGGCTTCGTCATCCGATCGCTCCTGACGATCCGTATGCAGTCTTCATCAATTCGACCATGTTGGTGCGTGAGGCGTACGGCATCATCAACTCTTCCTTCAAGTTCGAGGCAGCAGGACAGGTGACGGTCAACCTCGAGCTCTTCACACGGGGTGTGAGTGAGCTCAGAACGATCAAGGTCTCCGAGAGTCCGGATGGACCTGCCACCGTGATGCGAGAGATCCAGCAGCTTGCAGCAGACGTGGCACGGTACAGGAAGCAGCTCAGGCTCGAGGCGCCTGAGGGTGTCAGCAGGGAGATCAGACCGTTTCAGATCCTGGACGCTGCTGAACGCGGTGAGTTTCCAGATCTGAAGGCAGCTGACGTCCGAAGCGCGATCACGAGGCTTCGGAAGAGCTTGACAGACAAGGACGCTCACATCGATCAGGGTGCGGCGGACGATCTCACAGCTGCCCTCAAGAAGCTGTACTCGGCTGACAACGCGGGCAAGTTCGACTTCAAGACTCGGCTTGAGAACACGACCACCGCTGCGATCAAGCGAAAGTTCGATGAGATCGCGGCAGGCGCCGACCCATTCCTGCCCACGAACGACAAGGTCCCAGGCGGTCCGCTCGGCAAGCTCATCGATGATTACACGGCGGAGCCTGAGGCAAAGACTGCGATCGTTCGACGTCGCGCCGTGTCGCTCGCGAAGTTGTTCGCGGTCTTCATGATCCAGCCCATGCTCTCCCTCGGATCGATCGACGAGGTGCAGGTCTTCTTCTATGCGTTCAACGACCAGGCAGGCGGGCTCGCGGGCGTCAACGTGGGTGAGTTTCCGATCGACCTACCCGTGTTCCTGGACCAATACAAGGAACACATCCAGCGCCGCGGCAGTGAGAGCCTGACGGTCGAAGAGTTCATGGGTGTCGTCGTCAGCGCTCAGGTCGATGATCCTCGCGCGATCGGGTATGGGCTCCGCAAGTTCTTCGAGCCGTATGACACGAAGAACAGGGAACCGCAAGTGTCGAAGAAGATGCAGGGCGACTACGAGAGCGCTCTGTCTGCACAGAGTGCGAAGCTGGGACCCTTCAAGAAGCCCGCACTCGAGGTGTACGTCGAGGCACTCCCAGAGGCTGCGTCCAGGGAAGGCGAGGCCGACGCGTACGCAGCCCTGTCGATGTCGCTGTCGGCCCGTGATGATGGGACTGTGGGTGATCCCAGGACAGGTCATTCGCGGAGGATCCTTAGGGTCCACGTGTACGACAAGCAGCTCAACCCGTACAAGGTGCCTGCCCTGCTTCTGAAGTCGGAAGACGGTGGCACATTCATCGAGATCGCGTCGCAGGACGCGGCACGAAAGCTGGGCGATCCCGGCGCAGCGAGCTCTCTAACTGCCCTCAAGGGATACCTTGGTGGGATCGGCAATCCCGGTTCTGACATCACACAGGACGCACACACAGGCGCGGTGAAGCTCACACGGATCGGGTCCAACCAACAGATCAAGGATGCCGTGTCGAAGCTAGTGCCGACGATCGTGTATGGTGCGAACGCCAGCTCTGTGATCACAGCCGAGCTTGCGTCGAAGCAGGACCCGCTCCTGAGCACTGTCCACATGCAGCGCGCAGGGAAACAGAACACGACGTCACCCAACGGGGCTGGAACTGCAGGGCTACCCCTCAGGATCATCCCGGCATCACTGACGATGCCCACGTTTGGGTGTCCGCTCGTCAACCTGGGCCAGCTCTTCTTCGTCGACTTTGGCACGGGCACGACGGCCGACAACCTGTACATCCTGACGGGTCTCACGCACACGCTGCAGCCCGGTAAGTTTGAGACCGCGTGGACGATGACGTTCTACGACGCGTATGGAAAATTCGAGGGTGCACCCAATGTCTTGGACTACTTCAAGAGCGCGAAATAATGACTGATATGTAGAGGTATGACTATCAGATTGACGCATGAGAGCCTGAGACGAATGATCGTGAGCGAGGCTCGTTCCTTGCGCTTGCACGAGGCCGAGGACGCATCCATGTCGAACGGTGTGCCGGGCCTCATCAAGATCGCATCCAAGGCGGCCGATGGGCTCTACCAGGCCCTGGTCGAGCTTCACGCTGCGCTTGAACACAGCGAGGACATGTCGCATCTCGCCACTACAGTCGAGGACATGTTCAGTGATGCTCTTGCCATGCAAGAGAACCTCGATGCGATGGCCGGGGGTGGGTGGGGCCGCCGCCGGCCAGGTCGCGGCAGAGGGTCACGTTACTGATGCGCCCAGTACGGATCACAAGGGCGGCTCTAGGCAGACTCATCCGTGAGGAAGCAGCGTTGCTGCGTGAGGCCAACGCTAGCGCTGCATGGCGTGAAGCGATCGGTGATCTCACATCAGCGCTGGCTGCGGTCCAGGTGCTGGAGTCTCAGAGCGGCACGAGTCCACTCGGTCCATCGGCGATGAAGATGGTGCACGACCTCCATCTCGCTGTCACGAAGATGGAAGGGTTCTGACGGTACATCCTGTGTAGACGTCCTGGCACGGGTGCTATGATCGCCACGTGCAGCTATGCATTGATCGTTCCGTGCTTGGCACACCGGATCACCTGACTTGTGAAGGCACTGAATCGTGTGCCTGGGTGAGCGCGGTGCCCGAGGGCGCATGGCACATGACAGGGTCGCACAAGCCTGCGCCAGTACGGTGTTTCGACACGATGCTGACGCTTCGCGGCCGGCGGTTCGACCTCTCACCCGGTGATCGGTGGCAGCGTGCCGTCTCCACCGTGCTTCGTGGCGTGCAGGGGGTCCGTGTGCCGTGGTCACACGTCATGCCGCGTCGCGATCACACTGCGTTCGTGAAGAACATCATCAATTCTGCCAATGAAGCCATCGACGAGCTTACGTTAGATTATCTGGTGACCTCGTGGGCGGATGGCGGACGGGTCTTGGGGCGCCTCAAGAGGGCCTGCGTGGATGGGCGGCTCATCGAGCAGCTGCATACACAGGAAAAGAGCGATTCAGTGAAGTCGGCTTTGGCGTCGTTCGCGCCGCAGGCCGATGGACGGGCTGCGCCGATCGTGTACGATCGGCTTGCGACCGCGACAGGTCGTCCCACGATCACAAGCGGTCCGCAGATCCTGACAGTGAGAAAGGACCTGCGACGCGTGATCACGAGCGTGTACGGGGTGCAGGGAGTGATCGTGGTGCTCGATTTCGCGGCCCTGGAAGCCCGGGTCGTGCTTCACGGGGCGGGGAGATCGTGCGCAGAACCTGACCTGTACGGTGCGATCGCTCAAGAGCAGTTCGGTGGTCGTGTGGCACGAGATGCAGTGAAGACGTGCGTGTTGTCGCTCCTGTTTGGAGCGGGTCGTGTATCCACTGCCGTCCGCCTCGGATCCGATGGACCTGAAGTGGATGCATTCATTGCTCGTGTCAGCGAGTACTTCGGATTCAGCCGCCTCGGTGCTGCTCTTGCGCAATTGCGAGCCGAGCAGGGAGTGCTTAGGAACGCGTACGGTCGTCCTCTGCTGTTCGACGGACATGAGACAGTGACTGATTCTCTTCTCATCAGTCACTTCGTGCAGTCGACAGGGGTCGACGTCTCTCTCATGGGTTTTTCACGGATCACTGACAGGCTCGCAAACGAGGCACCTGCGGTGCGGCCCCTGTTCGTGCTTCATGACGCGCTCTTCCTTGACGTCCCTCTCTCAGACCTCAAGTGTGTCGAGTGCATCCGCGATATCAAGGTCCCTGGATACGACGTCACATTTCCGCTCAAGGTTGAAGTCTTTGCACAAAGCAGTGAGTGAACACCGCAACACACCTGGGTATGATAATTGCATGCTGACACCCGAACAGATTGTTTTCAACTTTGAGCGTGCGAAATCGCTGTGCGGACCGGAACACCTCGGTCCGCGGTCGGAACACGTGCTGTCGCTCCTCGATGGTCTCGGGGATCGTCTGGCCATGTGTCCCGGATCAGCGAAGGCGGAATTTCACAATGCGTTCGCAGGCGGGTTGATCGAGCACTCGCTCAGGGTCCTCGACTTCGCGATGGCGTGGATCGGCACGAACAAGCGCACGCTGGTCGAGAAGGTCAAGCGTGACTCGTTGACGATCGCATGCCTGTTCCACGATCTCGGCAAGGTGGGCGACGACAAGCACGACTACTACGTCCCGCTCTCTCGCGACGCTGAGTGGAAGCGAGCCAAGCTAGGTCAGCACTACGACTACAACGATTCACTCGTGTACATGACGGTGCCGCAGCGGGGTCTGTGGCTCATGCAGCACTACGGCGTCAAGCTCACGCAGCCGGAGTATCTCGCGATCCTGCTCAACGATGGACAGTACATCGCCGAGAACAAACCGTACGCGATGAAGGAGCCAGATCTCGCGATCCTGGTGCACCAGGCAGATCTGCTTGCGACCCGGTGGGAGAAGGTCCACACTGAAGCCAGCTCACGTGTGTGATGTGCACCTTGTTCCAGAACTCAGCGAGATTCGCACCGCGATCGGCGATGAGCTGTGTGGTGAGTGTGAGGAGCACGTCTCTGTGGGTGAGCAGATCAGGGTGATCCAAGGTCGCTTAGACGACGGTAGCTCAAGCATGTGGATGTATGTCGCGCATGAGGATTGTTACCAACTGAGCGTCCTTGATCCGTCAGAGGACGGGTGCTTCGTGTACGGTGGCGCTGCTCGTGTCGTGGCAGATATATAGTCTCATGCAGAATGTGAGACAGGAACGTGCGACGCATGCGTTACCCAGGGAGTGGAACCTGCTTCGTCGCTGTATCACGGAGATCATCGCAGCTGACGAGATCGATGAGGCCTCTGGAGCTGGTGCAGCGATGGGGACTGTTGCAGGCGCTTGGAGCGCGCCTGGTGAGGATGGTCCCGGTTGGGTCGAACCCAAGGGGTTCGCCCTGCGTTCGTCGAAGCGCAAGCGCAAACATGCACGAAAAAAGAGCTGAGGCCCTACACAGTGCATAGAGAAAAGACTAAGTTCTGATGGTTCGAAAACGCATACACAAAGAAGAAACAGGAGCAATCAACAATGTCCGTGAACCTTGACGCAATCCGCAAGAAAATGGCGGCTCTGGGTGGTGGTACCAAGTTCTGGAAGCCGGAGGTCGGTGAGTACCGGATCCGAGTGCTTTCGTGGAATCCGTCCGACAACCTGCCCGAAGGGGAGATCTTCCCGACCCTGTGGTTCTACAACCTGGGCCAGGGCAGGGACTGGCAGCAGATCGCTGCACCCAAGCAGTTCGGTCTTCCTGATCCGATCGATGAGGTCCTGACGGCACTCTGGAAGGGTGATGATGCCGACAAGGCGATCGCGAAGAAGCTGCGACCCGGTGGTCAGACGTACGTCGCGTTCATCCTTCGCGGCAAAGAAGAGCGTGGCGTCCAGGTGTGGAAGCTGCCCGGGGGTCGTGATGGACAGGCAATCCACACGAAGCTGCTCTCGTACTTCCTTGACACCGAGATCGTCGAGGACATGGGCGTCGACGACTGGACCAATCCCGACAAGGGCCTCGACATCAAGATCACCGTGACGGAGACCGACAGGGTCTGGAACGGCAAGAAGATGCTGGCCTACAGCGTCGACAAGACGATCAAGCCGAAGAAGCTGAGCGACGATCCCGATCAGGCCAAGAAGTGGCTCGATTCTCGGCCGTCCCTCAAGGACTACTACACGCTCGAATCCCCTGAAGCCATCAAGCAGAAGCTCGAGAAGTGGCTTGCATCCGGTCCGGCGACTGCATCCACCGATACGAACGAGGGTACGACCCGCGGCGGCGGAGGCGCAGATGCCCTCGATGCGATCGCGAACGATGTGACGAGGTCGCCTGCCAAGACTGCAACCAAGGACGACGGCCTTCCGGCTGCGGGTCGGAAGGCTCTCGACGATGCCATGAAGGAACTCGAGAGCGACGACTGACAGCGTCCGACTGAAGTCACCAAACCACACGACCGGCAGGACAAATTGTCTTCGCCGGTCGTTGTGCGTTCTGAACAAGAGACGAAGAAAGGGTAAGATCAGCGGGATGGCAAAGAAGAACAAAGAAGACGGACAACACAACGAACCCTCACCCGACGACGACATTTCCGGTGAGCTCATCAAGGCTCTCAACAAGGAGATGGGATCACGGGTTGCGTACAACCTGGCGACGGACGAATCGCCCACACACATCAAGCGCTGGATTCCGACCGGATCCATGCTCCTCGACTACATCATCTCGAACCGTAGGGACGGTGGCTACCCGGAGGGCAGGATCATCGAGATCGCTGGCATGCCTAGCACGGGCAAGACCCACCTCGCATGCGCAGCTGCCAGACACGTCCAGATGATGGGCGGGTTGGTCGTGTACGCGGAGACCGAGAACGCGATCATGCCCTCGCACCTTGAAGAGCTGGGTCTCGACATCAGGCGCCGGTTCGTGTACGCTGATCCAGCGTGCACTGAGGACGTCTTCAAGGTCGCCGAGGACGTGATCGTGAAGACGCGATCCGCAGTGGAGCGCAAGGGGATGCCCATCCTGTTCGTGTGGGACTCCGTCGCGGCCACATCGCCCAAGGCAGAGCTCGAGGGCAACTACGACAAGGACACGATCGGCCTGCAGGCGCGCACCGTGTCCAAGTGCCTGAGAAAGATCACGGGCATCGTCGGATGCAACAACGTCACCTTCATGGCTCTCAATCAGCTCAGAATGAAGATCGGGGTCATGTACGGTGATCCGCTCGTCACGCCTGCTGGGAACGCGATCCCGTTCCATTCGAGCGTCAGGCTCAGACTGGGTTCTGGTGCAAAGTTGGTCGATGGAGACAAGAACCAGTACGGCATCAAAGTGATCGCGTCGACCCTGAAGAACAAGGTGGCTCGCCCTGGTCGGAAGGTCGAGTTCGAGATCCACTTTGGACGCGGGATCGTGGAACACGAGCAGGTGTTGGACGTGATCAGGGCCCACTGCAAGAGCAAGGACGGTCCCGTCGTCAGGGGTGACAAGGATTTCCTGATCGAAGGTGATGGTAC